TGGTGCTGATGATCGGCGGCGTGGGGTACTACATAGCGGACATTACGCTGCGGATGCTGACGCCACGGGAGCTGTACAATGCCATGGGCTTCCCGCCGGACTACAAAATTGAACGGGACTACCTGGGGAACGCCTACCCCAAGTCCAAGCAGGTAGCACGGTGCGGAAACGCTGTGTGCCCGCCTATGGCGGAGGCCATGGTGCGGGCCAACCTGCCGGAATGGTGCGGGGAGAAGATCACCACCATGGAGCGGCTGGGGGAGGTGCAGACGGCGTGAAAGTAATGGTGCCGGATGTGGAGAGTCAGTTTCGGGTGGTAGCCTGCGGGAACTGCGGGTGCGCCGGAGTGGGGTACCAGCAGGAGGAGAGCAAGGAGCACCGGTGGCGGGTGAAGTGCCCGGGGTGCGGGCAGAGCACGCCATGGTTCAAGGCAAAGCACGACGCGCAGATGGACTGGAACGGGAGGTTTGGAATCAGGACACATGGGTGGGGTACGGTTTACGGAAGAATGGGTACGGGAGTACCGGAAGAAACGGGAAGCGGAGAGCCGGAACAGCGCTGAAGCCGGTGGCGCCCCTCATCCGACCCGCCTGGCGGCGGGCCACCTTCAGAATTGCGGTATAGCTGCCACCGGCAGCTATGGGAGATTAGATTCGCTGCGCGACGCACCGCCCCCAGTGGGGGAAGGCTTTGAGGGCGTAACTGCGAAGAGTGTAGGTGACGGGGCCGGTGGCGCCCCTCATCAGTCACGGCCCGTTGGGCCGCGACAGCTTCCCCCAGTGGGGGAAGCCTTAAAGGGGGCGAAGTATGGGAATGAGAAGGTTTGCCGGGGCGGGAAGCGGTTTGACAGCAAGCACGAGGCAGCGGTTTATGAAGAGCTGCGGCTGCGGTGCATGGCGGGGGAATACCTGGGGCTGGGGCTCCAGGTGGCGTTTTACCTGCCCGGGGGAATCAAGTATCTGGCGGACTTTGTGGCGATCACGAAGGACGGCGGGATCGAGGTCATGGACGCCAAAAGCGAGGCGACCAGGCGGGACAAGGTTTACAGGCTGAAAAAGAGGCTGATGAAGGAGTGTCTGGGGCTGGAGATCCGAGAGGTTTAGATTTTGAGGGACGGACTGTATTTGGCTGGGGCTGGTACCGCCCCTCATCCGACCCGGCTTTGCCGGGCCACCTTCCCCCAGGGGAAGGCTTTACGGAAGGAGTTCTTATGAGCAAAGCAAGAATGTATGGGACCATGGGGAAGAAACCGGTGGCGAGGGGGAGAAGGGTACGGTCGGATATTCCGTACAGGGACCGGCTGTTGATGGACAAGCTGGCCACGGTGGCGGAGCACCGGGATCATGCGGCGCTGGTGGCGATGAAAATTGCCACGGTGGCGCTGAACGACACGGAAGGCATGGGCTACATCCGGCTGAGCCGGTTTGCCATGCGGCAGATGGAGCTGACACGGGAATACTACCAGGATCCGGATTACCAGGAGGAAAAGCTGAACCAGAGGCTTACACAGCTGGGGTTCCTGATCAAGGACGGGAAAATGTACGGAGCTCTGGATGAAAACGACAACATTGTACCTACGAAGGATCTGCAAAATGGAAAATGAAAGCTATGACGAATTCCTGCACGGGAAGATCGTGGTGGCGCCGGAGAGTGGGTTTGAGGCGAAAGCGGAGGACCTGAACTCCAGGCTGAAGCCCCACCAGCGGGATGCGGTGCTCTGGGCGCTGAAGGGCGGACGGCGGGCGCTGTTTGAGAGCTTCGGACTGGGCAAGACGGTGCAGGAACTGGAATGGTGCCGGATGGTGGCGGAGCACGAGAAGGGGAAATGCCTGATCGTGCTGCCCCTGGGGGTACGGCAGGAGTTCTGCAGGGACGCCCGGGAGATCCTGGGCATGGAGGCGCCGGAATATGTAAGGACCATGGAAGAGGCGGGAAGGGCCAAGGGGAACATCCTGCTTACCAACTATGAGCGGGTAAGAGACGGGGACATTGACCCGAGAGGGTTTGCCGGGGCGGCGCTGGACGAGGCTTCGGTGCTGCGCAGCTACGGGAGCAAGACCTACCAGACCTTCACGGAGTTATTCCGGGGCGTGAAATACAAGCTGGCGGCCACGGCGACGCCCAGCCCCAACCGATACAAAGAGCTGATTCACTACGCGGGCTTTCTGGAGGTCATGGACACGGGGCAGGCGCTGACCCGGTTCTTCCAGCGGGACAGCACCAAGGCCAACAACCTGACGCTGTACCCCCACAAGGAAGAGGAATTCTGGCTGTGGGTGAGCAGCTGGGGGCTGTTCCTCAGCAGTCCGGCGGACCTGGGGTACGACGACACAGGGTACGACCTGCCGCCGCTGGTGGTGCGAAAGCACATCCTGTACTCCCACCTGGGGGAAGCCGTGGACAAGGACGGGCAGGTGAAGATGCTGCGGGACGCGGCGGTGAACCTGCAGGACGCGGCCCGGGAGAAGCGGGAAAGCGTGGAAAGCAGGGTAGCGGAGGCGAAAAAGATCATTGACAGCGACCCAGACGCCCATTTTCTGATCTGGCATGACCTGGAATACGAACGGGAGGTCATTGAGAAAGAGATCCCCGGGGTGACGGACATCTGGGGGAGCCTGCCATACGAGGAGCGGGAAAAGCGGGTGATCGCCTTCTCCGAGGGCGAGACCAGGCTTTTTGCCACGAAGAAGAGCCTTTCCGGGTCCGGATGCAACTTTCAGCGGCACTGCCACAGGGCTATTTTCCTGGGCATTGACTATGAATTCAACGACTTTATCCAGGCGATCCACCGCATCTACCGGTTCCTGCAAAAGGAGACGGTGATCATTGACGTGATCTACACGGAGGCGGAGGAGCAGATCTGGAACGTTTTGCAGGAGAAATGGGAGAACCACAACCGCCTGCAGGAGAATATGCGGAAAATCGTCAGGGCGTTCGGGCTGCTGGACAACATCCAGGCGGAACGGATGGCCCGGAGCATAGGGGTGGAGAGAGTGGAAATCAGAGGCGAAAACTGGATACTGAGCAACAATGACTGCGTGGAAGAGGTAACGAAAATAGAGACCGGGTCTGTGGGGCTGATACACACCAGCATTCCCTTCTCCAACCACTACGAATACACGCCCAGCTACAACGACTTCGGCCACAACAAGGACACGGCGGACTTCTTCCGGCAGATGGACTACCTGACCCCGGAGCTGCTGCGGATATTGGAGCCGGGGCGGGTGGCGGCGATCCACGTAAAGGACCGGGTGCTGTTCGGCAACGTGACCGGCACGGGAATGCCCACCATGGAGCCCTTCCACGCCATGTGCATCGAGCACTACATGAAGCACGGATTTGCCTACTTCGGGATGATCACCGTGGTGACGGACGTGGTAAGGGAGAACAACCAGACCTACCGGCTGGGGTGGACGGAGCAATGCAAGGACGGGACAAAAATGGGCGTAGGGTGCCCGGAATACATATTGCTGTTCCGGAAGCTGCCCACGGACCGGACAAAGGCCTACGCAGACGACCGGGTAGTGAAGGACAAGGCGGACTACCCACTGAGCCAATGGCAGCTGGACGCCCACGCCTTCTGGCGGAGCAGCGGGGACCGGAATCTGGACCCGGAGGAGCTGAGCAGGCTGAAAATGAGCGACCGGATGCGCCGGTTCCGGGAATACAGCCGGACCCATGTCTACGACTATGACGCCCACGCGGCGCTGAGCTACGCCCTGGAGCAGAAGGACGCCATTTCCAAGGAGTTTATGACGGTGCCGCCTGCCTCCACCTGCCCGGACGTCTGGGATGACATCAGCCGGATGAAAACCCTGAACACCACCCAGAGCCAGCGGCGAAAGCAGCTGCACGTATGCCCTTTACAGCTGGACATTGTGGAGCGGATCATCAACCGGTACAGTAACCCCGGAGATCTGGTTTTTGACCCCTTCGCGGGGCTGGGGACCGTGCCCATGATGGCCGTGAGAATGGGACGCAGGGGCCGGGGTGTGGAGCTGAATCCCGGGTACTTTGCGGATGCTGTGGGGTATTTGAGAGGGGAGGAGGCGCAGATGGAGCAGGCGAGTTTGTTTGATTTGGTTTGATTTTTGGGAAGGAGAATCAATGCTTTATGGAAGAAATCATCAGGAAGGAAGAACAGCTGCCGGTTGTGTTGGAGGGGCTGGTGAGGCAGGGGCAGATGTTTTTGTCCAGTGCGGCCATGAATCTGATGCAGTATGGGCGGGTTTTGTGCGAGGCGAAGCTTTTGGTGCCCAGAGGGCAGTTTGAGAAGTGGGTGAAGGAAAATTTTCAGATGTCCGAACGGACGGCGCAGCAGTATATGGCCGTATGGAAGCGGTTCGGTGGGAAAGCGGGGTTTGAGACCGTGAAATTCTCTTCCCTCTCCAGGATGCTGGCGCTTCCGGAGGGGAAAGAAGAGGAATTTGCCAAGGAAAACGACCTGGAAGAGATGACCGCCCGGGAGGTGGACCGGGCCGTGAAGGCGGCGCTGGAGGCCCAGCGGGTAAAAACCCAGGTGGACCGGGCGGCCCTGGAAGAGCGGGTAAGGCGGGAGACCATCGCGTTATCCGCGGAGGAGATCCGAAGCGCCCGGGCGGAACGGGACGAAGCTAAGGGGGAGCTGGCGAGAATCATTCAGGACCGGAGCGGCCAGAGCGCCCGGGAAAAAGAACTTCTGGGGCAGCTGGAGCAGGCCAATAGCCGGGCGGAGAAAGCGGAGGCCCGGGAAGAGGCGGCCCTGGCCCAGGCGGCGGACGCCGGGCAGGAGGCGGAAGACCTGCGCTCAGCGCTGGAAGAGACCCAGGCGGGGTATGAGCAGCTGCAAAGCGAAC